ATGCAGAGACTACGCGGTAGGATCAGGAGGATCAAAGCCGAGAAGAAATACGGCTGGATCGCAGGCGACGACGGAATCGATTACTTCTTTCACGCTTACGGTATCAAGAAATCATCTCCTCGTCAGTTCAACGAGCTTCACGAGCAGGACAGGCTTGAGTTTGATACGGTTCATCCGGACGGAAAGGGTCCTCGGGCGATCGAAATAGTCTATCTGGATGACTGATCGTGCGCGCCGCGCATTTTCAGTTAAAGTTCTCAGTCGGAGAGAGAAGGGAGCAGAAATGAGCGACGTCTTCGAGATCAAACCGAGTTCGGATACGCCACACGTCATTCGCGCACAGATCTATCGAGGGATCGGCAATCTGAGGAAGATGACTCCGCAGGGAGAGACTCAGGCGCGGCCCGGAGATGTTCTACTGGAGCTACCGGGAGGACTCTACGTGATGGATCAGCTGAGTGCTCTGGCCATCTTCGGGGATTCCCTCCTGCCAGCGATGCATCCCGAGCAGCAGCTCTCTCAGCGGGAAATCGAGGACCTCAGCTCTCCGACTCAGCCCGACAACGTGAAGGAGCAGGAGAAGAAGCGCCGAGAAGCTCAGGAACAGGAGGAGGATCCGGAGCGCATCAAGCAGTTGGCTCAGACAGCAATGCTTCAGGCGAACAACCAGAACATCGGTGGGGAGCTGAGGAATGTCGAGGCGCCCTATCATCTCCGCAACGTTGGTGGTGAGGTTCGGCGTGTCGAAGGAGAGCATCCGGCAAAGCTCGACCCGGCGGCGCGCATGATCTCTCAGGAGGAGAAGCGCAAGATCGAGGAGGAGAATCAGACGGATCAGAAGGGTATCGACTTCGCCTCCAATCCTCCAGTCGCGTCGCGCTCCCTCGTAGTCCCAGGAGATACCGAGGAGTTCGCGAAGGCTCAGGAGAGCAAGATGCGGATCGAGCCGATGGCTTCTCCTGACGCTCGTGGGGATCGGACAGCGGGAACGACGCCGGGTGCAGGAGATCAGGTGGTCGTCTCCGGCTCTCCTCATCGGTCCCAGACTCCTCAGATGAATCCTCAGGCTCAGGGAGGGAATCAGGGAGAGCAGACCCGAGAGGGAGATCAGGAGCCTGCGAAGCCTCTGGATCATTCGGAGCCTGCTTCTCGTCCTCCGCTTCCCGAGGCGTGGCAGAAGAAGAGCTAGAGATGCCTGCTAAATCCGGACGGCAGTATCGTTGGCTTCAGGCTGTGGCGCACGGCTCGGCGAATACTGCCTCCGGAATGAGCAGGGAGAAGGCGAGAGAGTGGATTCAGCATACGCCTCCTGAGAAAAGGAAGATATTCGCTAGGAAAGAAAAGAGTCGGAAGTAGATGCCCGTTCAGGTAGTCGGTAGGTATGAGAAGATTTGGAAGCCCCATGCGGTGCAGGCGGAGTTTGTCAGGCTTCCGTTTAGCTTTTTTGAGGGTTTCTACGGTGGAGCTGCGGGGGGAGGAAAATCAGAACTCCTACTCATGCTACCGATTGTCTATGGGTTTCATGACATTCCCGGTTTTCAGGGTATTATCTTTCGTAAAACCTTTCCTCAACTCGAAGAATCGCTTATCCCCCGTTCACATTCATTCTATAAGCCACTTCAGGGTCGCTACAACGACTCGAAGCACGTTTGGACCTTTCCGTCTGGGGCCACAATCCGTTTTAGTTATATGGAGACGGACCAGGACGCGAGGGATCACGACACAGCAGAATACCACTACGCTGGATTCGACGAGCTAACGGCTTTCAATGCTTTCAAGTATCTCTACATCACTTCTCGAGTTCGGAGTTCGATACCTGGCGTCCCCGCAATTGTCCGGTCTGCTAGTAATCCTGGTAATGTTGGGCATGTGTGGGTTCGTGATCGATTTGTTGCGCCGGCACCACTCGGACGCAAGAGAATCTATGATTCAGTCTCCGAGACCTCACGAATCTTCATCCCAGCCAAGCTAACAGACAATCCTCACCTTGTCAAAAATGATCCGGGTTATCGGAAGCGTCTCGAGCTGCTACCCGAAGCTGAGAGGCGGGCGAAAATATACGGCGATTGGTGGGTGTTCGCGGGTCAGGTATTCAGCGAATGGAGAGATCGTTACGCTGGAACCACCTTCTCGGATGAGCCCGCGAATGCTAATCACGTGGTCGAGGATTTTGAGCCTCCCCTCTTCTGGCCACGGATTATTGCAGCTGACTGGGGTTTTGCAGCGAAGACTTGGGTCGGGTGGGGTGCGGTTTCACCAGACCAACGGCTGTTTCTTTACCGTGAACACGCAGTCACTAAAACAGATATCGCCATCTGGGGTGCTGATGTCCGCAGATTATCTCAGTATGAGCTAAATGCCAACGCAATCAGGATAGCAGTTCTCGATCCTTCGGCATGGGCTAGGAGGGGAGAGGAGAAAACGATTGCTATTCAGATCACGGAGGCAACAGGTATTAGGTGGGAGAAGGCTGATAATGATCGGATAGGTGGTAAGCTCTGGATGCACGAGATGCTCCGCTGGAAGAATAAGCCTCCAAGCTCTGAGCATTTGCCTCCAGAAGGTTTCGATCCTCAGTTCTTCGACTGGGTGCTCAGGAATCAGGGAAGTGCGGCAGCTGTAGAGTATTACAATCTGTTCCAGCCCGAAGCACCTGAGCTTAATATCCCGAAGTTGCAGGTTTGCAAGCGATGCGTGGAATTCAGAAAGGTCATTCCCTCCTGCGTTTACGATGACAAAGAGGGCGAGGTCATCGAGGACGTTAAGGAGTTCGCTGGGGATGATCCATATGACGGTGGACGCTATCTCGTAAAGGCTTTCCATCGTCTTACTAAAGAGGCTAAAGAAAAAGGTCAGGCGGTAGACCAGCTCGGCCAGATTATCCACCGATTGGAAACTACTGGCGATTGGAATACCTATTACAGACAGATGCACAGATATGAAAAATCGCACAGTGGCCCTGTTCCGGTCTATCGTGGTCGGCGCAGAGGCGTTCATTACGTGGCTCGGGGCTAATTTCGGATCCAAAAAGAAGATCAGAGAAAAAGAGAAGCAGATCAATGATCTTCTGGGCGAGCTCGCAATTTTAATAAGTAAGATCGATGACGTCGAAAAGGCTCAGGCGCGCACCCTCAGTGAGCTCGATAGGGAAAAACTCAAGTTTACAGAGCTTGAGTCACACTGCCACGACCTCGAAGCTCAACTCGATACGGCTCTCATTGCTCAGAAGTTGGCTGAGGGAAGGGTTGAGGAACTTAGAGCATCGCTTGATGTCGAACGGATTCGTTTTGACAGAGCTATTGAGCACGAAAGAGACGTTGATCGAGGGATTCGCACAAAGATTGGACTTATACCTTCAAGCAGTGGAGATAAGGAACAGGGCACGCCTAGGCCAGTCTCCAGTGGCAGAGTTCCATGGAGAAACAAGCAAGCAGAGCTCCAGCAGGCCAGCAAAGAGCAAGCAGACAAGCTCGAAGCGCATTACCGAAACAAAATTGAAGAAGTCGAAGCCAAAGATAATGAGTTAGCAGATGATCTCAGAGACTTAGAAGATGATTCCCGATCCCAGTAGCAAAGAAATAACTCATCTCAATGATGAGGAATGGGCGGCTGATCTCAAAGCTGTGGTCGAGCACTTCGATCAGGCGGAGCAGTTCGTCCGTGAATCTATGATGCGACGGTGGCGAAAGCATCTCTGGTATTGGGATAGCATTCAGTATCTCTGGTGGTCCGAGGTCGCGCATGATTGGAGAACTCCCGATCAGGTAGACGAATTCTCAGGAGATGAGCAGGTCAACATTGATCCGGCTCTCTATGCGAAGGTAGTCAACGTCTACAAGGCTCATGGCGAGGTCATCATTGCTGCTATGAGCGCGACGGTCCCGAAAGTTACGTTTCCGCCTGACGATGCAGACAATCAGGACGATGTTCTGACGGCGAAGGCGTATACGAAGCTAGCAGAGGTTGTCTACAAGCACAATTACGCGGAACTTCTACTTGTCAAGGCACTGTTCATCCTCTACAATCAAGGTCTCGTAGCTGCCTACAACGACAACTTCCAGTCTGCGGACTTCGGGGTCAATGAAATTCCTGTTACGAAGGAGGTTACTGCACGGAACAGAGAATATATGTGTCCGCAGTGTGGAGATTTTCTAGGCAATGAGCAGTTTGACCTTGAATCTCCAGCTGAGGATATCATCGAGGAAGAAGGATTCGTTGAAGATGCTGGAGAGGGAGAAGAAGAGGATCTGGAAGCTACTGGGCCTAATGTTCTCCGCACGAACAATTCTGGAGAAGGCCCCGCACCGATGGGTAAGATTGGATGTCCCAATTGTGGAGTCCAGGTAGAGCCTCAGTATGAAGATTTTGACGAAACAGTAGTCAAGATCACAGGCTATGAAACTGAGGCCAAGAGGAGAGAGCTCATCACAGTTTGGGGACCACTCAATGTAAAGCTTCCCGCATGGGTGAGGAGATTAGCAGACAGTCCCTATCTGATCCTTGAGACTGAGGACCATTATGCGCGCCTGCAGTCTATCTACGAGGAATCAGCTGATCTGATAGGGCCGGAAGGCGAAGGGGAACGTTACGAATCATCACTAAGGACGAGTTCAAACTATCGAGGCGGTGAAGCGCAGGATATGTGCACCGTCAAGAGGGTTTGGTTGCGTCCTTGGTCATTCAACGTTCTCGGAAAGAGGAAGCAGACAGACGGGTTCGATCCTGATGACAAGGTAGAGCGGCTCAAGGGGATGTTCCCAAAGGGCTGTTACTGTGTCATCATCAATGGAGACATTCTAGTCGAGGCAATAGAGGACAACCTAGACGAGCACTGGACTGTAACTGAGCATCCCCTATCGGAGACTCTACATGCGGAGCCGATAGGAGCTTCCTTGATTCCAATTCAGGAGATGACGAATGAGCTTGTCAACCTGACACTGGAGTCAATTGAGCACCAGATCCCTGAGATATTCGCGGATGCAGACGCAATTGATTGGGATGCCTACAGGAAGTCGGAAGCGCGTCCCGGAATGGTCTATCCAGCCGCGAAGAAGGTAGGGGAGAATCTCTCAGCATCTTTCTACGAGATCAAGGGCAACTCATTAAGTAGAGAAATCGATGTTTTCGCCCAAAAACTCGAACAATTTGCTCAGTTTGTCGTTGGATCCCTGCCTTCAGTCTTTGGCGGTCAAATTGAGGGTGGGTCAGGGACTGCAAGAGAATACGAAATGTCTCGAGCACAAGCCCTCCAGCGACTCTCCACAACTTGGAGACTCATTACAGTCTGGTGGACCCAGACAACCTCGAAAGCAGTCAAAAGTTTCGCTAACAACATGGTCGGGGACGAAAAGATTGTATCGGACAAAGGCGGAGGTTCATTCATCAATACTTGGATACGACAAGCCCAGATGCGCGGAAAGGTCGGAAACGCCTATGCAGAAGCTGCGGAGACACTTCCGATCAACTGGAATCAGAAGAGGGACGTGGTTCTCAATCTGATGCAAATGAAGGATCCTCTGATTGGGTCTATCCTTGCACATCCGGAGAACGCATCCTTCGTGGCCCGCATCGTTGGAGTGCCAGAGTTGTATCTGCCGGGAGACGATGACAGGAACAAGCAGCTTCAGGAGATAGCAGAGCTCATTCAGGGACAGCCGATTCAGGAGATGGCTCCAATGGGTCCGAATATGGCCCTAATGGATCCAATGATGCCTCCTCCGATGATCGAGCGTAGTTCAGTCCCCATCGAGCCTGAGCTGGACAATCATCAGATAGAAGCCGAAGTCTGTGGCGCATGGCTAAAGTCTGAGGTAGGACAGGAGATGAAGCGGTCAAATCCGGCTGCCTATTACAATGTTCTGCTCCACCGGAAAGAGCACCTAGATCAGATCAAGATACAGCAGATGGAACAGGCTATGATGGGGGCCGCACCTCCTGAGAAACAGACCCAAGAAACGAATGAAGTGGAGCCTGTCAATGCGTAAGATTCTTCTGTCTGCCTCGATCCTGATTGCGGCTCTGTTCCTCACGCGCGTCGAAGCCCAGAACACCATTCAATACGGGATCCCGGCTGTTTTCTTCAACAATACTGCGCTCGCCGTAGTGAACGGGACTACCTACGCGCTTCCTCAGGGACAGGCTAATTTCCTCGCTTGGTGCACCAGTTACGGAACTACTCCTACAAGTGTTAGCTGGACTCTGAGGGGAAGCAACGACGGAACGACTTTCAACATCCTCGATCAGATTTCAGCTACGACCTCCTTTTGCAGGAATTATGCCCTCGCTGTAAGATTCATTCGGGCAGAGATTACAGCATTCATGGGAGGGACGACGACTACGAGCTCCTTCAATGTGGTGAGGGGTGGACAATTCGGAAATGTCGTTGCAGCTCGTCAATTCACTACTGGTGCTCCCGATACCTCAACGACTCCATCCTATACTTCCTTCAATCCTACTACTGGATGGAATAGTCCTGCTTCTGGAACTTTTAGAATTCTTGCTAATGGAGCAGCGATAGCTGATTTTGCTCCGAGTAGTTTGAATATTTATGGAACTAATCCAGGTATAGTTTTAGGGACATCGGATACTACTGGAGTTCTTTTTCGTAGACCTGGAAATGGAACTGTAGATATTAGATTAGGAGATAATAGTGGGGGAGGACAAATTGGAGCTGCGTCTATAAATACTTATGGAGGAACTAATGGGGGCTGGAGACCAAGTGTTGCAAGTGCAGCTAATGCTAATCCCCCAGCTAATGAAGTAAGAGTTTATATTAGAGAAGATTTAGATTCATCAGGAGCAGGCGGAGCGGATTGTGATTTAGTAGCTAGATTGAGTAGTGGGACAGAAGTCCTGATTACTCGACTGGTCCTCAATGGTGGTTGTCCCTAATTAACTAGAAGCAGGATAGGGGAGGCTAGAATGTTCATTTGGTCCTTGCGGATTCCTCAGCTCTTTTTCTCTCCAGATGATATGGGTGGTGGGGGAGGAGGAGACGACTTCAATGCCGACATGGCAGAACTCAACTCTGTCGATGAGATCGGAGATGAGACAGATGAGGAGGTCGTAGAAGAGGAGGAGTCTGTTCAGGAGGAGGAAGAAGAACCTGTCGTCAAGGCAAAGGATGAGGAGATAGAAGAAGAGGAGGAGGACGAAGAAGAGGAGGAAGTAGAGGAGAAAGCTGAGGAAGAAGAGGACGAGGAAGAAAAAGAGAAAGAGCCAGAGCGCATCGAGGGCAAGCCGACAGTTTCGCAACTGAAGAAAGCATATCCCGACATCTTCAAAAGGTTCCCATACCTTCGGGATATGTATTTTTCTCACGAGAAGTTCTCACAGCACATCGCCGACCCCGAAATGGTCCCGGAACTGATCGAGAAGTCGTCCAATTTCGATCGTCTGGAATCATCCCTAATGACAGGGGATCCGGGCCTTCTGCTGGACGAAATCAAGGAAGGAAATCCAGAAGCATTCAAGAAGGTCGCAAGCAATTTCCTCCCAACTCTCAGGAAGATGGATCAGAACCTCTATATCGATCTGACCCTTCCCATTCTCCAAGAGGCAATCTACCATATGGTCGAGTATGGTAAGAGCCGAGGGGAAGCAGGGAAGAATTACGTCAGGTCGGCGGAGTGGACAGCAGATTTCCTCTTCGGGAAGCCTGAAATTCCTGATCTATCCAAGCGAATGAATGGTCAGGAAAAGCATCCCGCAGAAATCCAGTTGGAGAAGGAGCGGGAGGCGAGGCAGCGAGAGGAATTTACACGGGCAACGAGCGATGTGAATTCCTCTATCGACAAGAGTTTGGAGGCAATGGTTCGCGATGGACTGGATGATTCGCTGACTCCCTTCGTGAAAAGTGCTGTCATCGACAAGACTCTTGGAGAGTTCATCAACAGTCTCAAGGGAGACAAGGCATTTCAGGTCCGCATCAATGGACTGTGGAAAACGGCGCGGGCCGCGAATTTTTCAGAGGCGAGCAAGAAGCAGATAGTCGAGGCGTATACGGCGCGCGCTCGGCAGACTATCCGCTCGCTCAGGGCCAGATTCGTCCAAGAGGCTGGGGGACGAAATAAGGCTACTCTGAAAAAAGGGAATATCTCAGCCAAAACAGATAAGTCGGAAGAAAAGAGAGAAGAACAGAGGGAGGACAGAGAAAAACCCCGTAAGCGAAATTTCGATTCTCACGGAAGATCGGGTAAAACAGGCTCCGGGCGTGAGTCGGTTCTCGATTCCAGTAAAATCGATTACTCACGAACTTCGGACGAAGATATCCTCTCTGGTGATCGGAGTCGAATCAAGCTGAAGGGACGTTAGGAGATCAACATGGCTCTGACGGAGACCCAGGTTGTCGCCAACGAACTCGAAAAGACGCGGACGAAGGTTCCCACTCTTTTCGATCGCGACAGTCTGTTCTATGGGAACGTGATGAAGCGTCCTGTAGAGAAGGTGTCCGGCCGCGACATGAGGGTTCCCTTGGAATTGCGCCCCGGTGGTCGGTTTGGACATTTCAATCCGGCTGGCGGCGACCTCGGACGTGGTTCTGGTCCCGAGTTCGACAAGGCGCTCGTTCCAACGGTCCACTTCAAGCACGCGGTCGAGTGGCACAAGAAGGCACAGTGGGCGACGGACGATGCGAGGAAGGCGATCATCAACACCTTCCGTCACCTGCTGGCAAAGTCGATGGCCGAATTCAGGCGTCAGGTCGACTCGGTCATGATGACGGCAGGGGATGGCGTCATTGGGACGGTCACGTCGGTCAGCACGTCGGGTGGCAAGGATACCTACACGTGCACGACTGACGGTTTCGGCGTCCGTCTCATGCGCTACAACCAATATGTGACGGTCTATCAGTCGAATCTCTCGGCTGCTCGGGCCAACACTCCGTCAACTGCGGAGGATGCGGAAGGGACCTCTCTCCGTATCGATCTGCATGACCCAGGAGCAAAGCAGGTGCGCGTCGCGGGGACGTTTGCATCGGCTGGGGCAGGGGACAAGATCGTTCTGGCAGGTCTCACGGGTGCGAATCCGGTCAGTCTGTTCGGAGTCCCTTACCATCACAACGATGCATCGACGGGAACGTGGCTCGGATTCGACAGGGCGCTGACCCCCGAGATTCGTGCCAATCGCGTCAATGCAGCCTCCGGTCCGCTCAGTCCTTCTCACGCGCGCCTCGCTCTGAACAAGATCGGTGAGCGTGCGGGACTCGAGAACGGAACGAGGGTTCAGGCATGGATGCACCCGGCTCAGGTCGCCGCCTACGAGGAGCTGGGTCAGGCAGTCCACGTCATCAACAAGGGACCGCGCTCACAGTCTCTGGATCTGTTCTACGACATTCAGCAGATTGCGGGTGCTCCTGTCAAGAAGTCCTATTCGTGGGACAAGACGCGCATCGACTTCATCGTGCAGGATACGTGGGGTCGAGCGGAAATGCATCCTCCCGGTTACTACGAGGAGGAGGGTCGGAGGTTGTTCGAGCTGCGTGGGGAATCGGGCGGCGTGG